CGCATGGTTATTGAACAGCTGGAAGTTTCCATTGATAGTTCTTGTAGCATCTCCTATATTGATACAAAGGAAACCTCCTTCTGAAAGAACCCTGTAACACTCCCTCCATATATTGTTGAGTATTCCGTGCATTAAATCGAAAGATACGGATGGATTATCTGCAAGGTTGCACGCAATGGCTTTATTTTGCATTGCAAATATATCGTCCCACATTTCAACCATCGGATATGGAGGCGATGTTACTACAATATTGATGCTTTCATCTGCCAACTCTCCCATATTGCATGCCGACTTATAATAGATATTTCTTTTCATACACTACACGAATTTAATGACAAAAAACTCTGTATCAAGCCACTTATCAGGGCACATACCCTTCTTCGGCTTACCGATGGTGATACTCTCAATCTCCTTTTCGATACGTGGACTATCCTTGCGGTAGCCGTTAATGAAGAGGACATGAGTGTATGGTTTGTATTCCAATTTGCCTATTATGGCAATATAACCGCAGAACCCTTCAAAATGAATCTCGCCACTTCCAGCTTTCTGGTTTACCAATCGGGAAACCCAATATGGTTTAATCTCCCGATACTCCTCTGTCTTTTCGCCAGTCACAATCATGTTGAACCATTGCTTGCTGACGTTGAGGGTCAATATTTTCTTCTCCATCTTTACACCTCCTCCCAGTCTGTTGCAAGTATATCCTCTGAGAGCATTCTTCCTTCCTTGAATATATGATGCCCATAATGATAGAATATTCCTTCCTCGTCAATACCAAACGGATAAAGCCCATTTTCACGCTTTACGAGCTTTCCTTTTCTCATACGCTTTAAAGCCTCTGAGAAGTCAAATATTTCCTTCTTCATTTCTTATTTCTTTTTAATTGATATTTAATATTAAACTCCCAAAGCAGAAAGGCTACATTAATTTCACAAACACCACTATAAGGCTTCCATACGATTAAACTTGGAATGAAATAAAAGCACCAATCGTATTTGGTTATAAGATATTTGAGATTAAAACTAATCTTCTTCATATGCTATTTCTCTAACCTTTTCTTGAATGTCGCAAGTATATAGATTGAACCGCAACAAGGTATCGTAGATGCTGTTACCAATGCAGATGGTGGTATTAGGTTATATTGTACTAATTCCCAACCATCATAGCCGTATTGATTAAATTTATCAGATAGAACCTTGGCCATCTCATCAGCTTTCTTGATAACTATTGAAGTTACCATATACTCATACTTCTTCATTTCTCACCTTCCTTTCTATCAAACTTGTTGCCAACAACAGTCCATTTTTTAAACAAGACCAAGAAAGAAAGATGTCTATCTTGTCCTCCATCTTCGTCGGTTGGGATAAAACATGTTAGACAATTGGCCCAAGTTACCGTTCTCTTTTCAAATGGGAAATCATGATTTTTGATAATGTCTCCTTCCCAAACCTCATTGCCTTCACAATCTGTCAGCCCTGTAAACTGACAGACGGTAGAAGGGTCAACCTGATAAGTGAGATTTCTGTTTAACTTGCTTTCTTTCTGGCGATTCTCAATGATGTATGTATTACCATTCTCCTCGTAGAAGTAGCCAAACACCCAAGAATTATCATCTAAACGTTTTGCCTTAAACTTGATATTTTCTGGTTTCATACTCTATAATTCTTCTTTTTCAAATTCACTCTTTGGAACACGATAACAAACTGCTTTTCCATAAAAAGATTCTACGCCTTTTAAGGGCATTTCATTTTCTAAAATATCATGTACACCTTTCCCTTCTTGGAAAGATTACTATGATTGATTGCGGGCTGGTAGTACAATCCACTAGCCTTATGTCTGATTCTGTAAGGTTTTGTCATAACTATATCTTTTTGAGTTTAATCTTTATTGCCTTTAAATTCCTTTCACCACCATCCCAGAAGCATGAACGTCTAAGATAAAAAGATTGACCTTTTAACCAAGGAAACTTTTTATAAAAAGCCTTCCACTTAGCTCTTCCTGCTTTCAAAGAAGGAACCTCAATGCAACTTCTAACATAACAGCTACCAAAGACCAATGTATTATCACAAATGTTTTTATCCATAATCATTCTTCTTTAAGTTCTACTGGCTCATCCTCCCAAGTCAATTCCCTTCCGATGAGTTTCTTAATGCTTCCATGAGGTATAAGAATACAACCACCGATACTAGAATATGTAGGATTCCAATATCCATATTCTCCATATCCACTTCTGTATGGTTTCTCTCTAAAAAGAAATTCTAAACCATTTGCATTAGTTGCTACCCATGCCATAACTATTCCTCCTTAGTTTTACAAAACTCCTTGATAAACTTAGAACATCTTATAGCCTTGTTTCTAATAGTTGCTCCTTGATGAGAAACATTTCCACTTGTTAGCTTACTACTAAGTTCCTCAATGTCCTAAAACCAACATACAAGCATCTCTTTCAGCTCTTTGTGTATTATATATTCTTGGTTCATATACTATTCCTCCACTTTAATACCGAAAGGAGTTCCGTCGAAGAAGGTGTTGTCTTGATAGCTATTTTTTGAAGCCAGCAAGATGGCGCTACCATCCGAATCGTCCAAGCCTGCATAATAGTCATTAACATAAACAATATTAAAATAACCTTCTTTACATTTTATCCAGCCTAATGGTTGATGCTTCAGCATTTCATTCCAACACTCTTCTTTATTGGCAAAAGAACGATACTTTGGTTCTGGTTTAATGCGATACTCTATACCATTCCAAAAACCAATTTCTTTCATTTCGGTCCATTCATTCGGAATACTGGTGCTTATAGCGCCTGGTTTTGTTCTACACTCAATTACCTTTCCTTCTGCATAAGCTTGCAGAATAGGATAAAATTCTTTAGCTTCTTCTTTTGTCATATCAATCCTCAAGCTCTTTAAGTGCCTTATCACATTTTTGAATATTTAATTCAATTTTCTCTACAAGAGTATCTTCATCTCTAATATACAACATACTCTTCACTAAAAATAAACTATGTTTAACCTCCTTGATTAACTCTATAGCTTTTTCTTTACTCATTGCTTATCCTCCTTTGTCTTAAATATAGGGTCATCTTGCCACCAACTAACATATTTGCCTGTAGCAAGATCTTCCTCTATCGGCTCTGTTTTGTCAATTTCTACACATGCAAGTATAACACATTGTGCTTTTGTTCTTGCATTTGCAAATGAACCAGAAGGAAGTACTGCCTGCCATCCGATATTATCAATTCTCAATATTATTGGCGAGTGGTGTTTGTAATATAATTGATACATCCCGCTTCTGATTCTTTCCGTTTTTATTCCTGCTTGTCTTACCATCCATTTTCTTCTTTTTACCCTCTCCCTGTTGCCAATGAGAGGGTGGTTAGTTACTCATTAACTTCAACGAACTTTCCGTTTTTAAGTTGGTACCAAGTATCAGCCTTGATATTATTTCCGTCAACGTACTCTGTTTTGACACATACTGGAACTTTCCGTTTTTTATCATCATTCCATTTCCATTCTGATAATGTTATCCATGATCCAGCCTTTGCTTTTGCTTTAGATTCTTTTCCAGCACACATAATAACGGAGTCTTCTCCTGTGCTGTCAATCTTAGCAGAGTCACCGCTTGAACCAATCTTAGCATAGTAACCGCTTGAACCAATCTTAGCAGAGTCACCGCTTGAACCAATCTTAGCATAGTCACCGCTTGAACCAATCTTAGCAGAGTCACCGCTTGAACCAATCTTAGCAGAGTCACCGCTTGAACCAATCTTAGCAGAGTCACCGCTTGAACCAATCTTAGCAGAGTAACCGCTTGAACCAATCTGAGCATAGTCACCTCCGTTATCATTCTTCGCAATATCTGTCTTAACCTTTGTTGGTGAGGTAATATCTTTCAGCCACTCGACACCGACCTTAATGATGTCTGCCAGCTTCAACTCGGCCTTAATCTTGATATGCGAAGAGCAAACCTTTGTTGAATATCCTTCTTCATCAATTTTACCAGACTGTTCTACTTCTGCAAAGCGAGAGCTAAGCATATCGTAGTGGTCCCATACTTCCATCGGAGACTTGCAAGCATGAAAACCTCGATCGCAACACTTGATTTCTCCGTCCATTTCATACTCTTTTCCAACTTCGTACTGGAATCCTCGGCATTGCATATTCTTGTCGAATGCCTTGTACGATTTGATTACTTTTTCACTCATATTTCTTCTATCTATTTATATCCTTTGCAGGATGGTTAATAACTAAAGTTCATCAAACTCTTTCTGAAATCTCTGTTTTGTTTCTTTTAAAAGTTGTGTATATTTAGAATTAAACTCTTTGTCACATTTCGATAAGCTATTAAGATATTCTCCGATGGTTTCATTAGTATGCCTATGGCTACATAAAAGCGCATCTACATTAGGGATCAAGCACTTTGATAAAAGATTTGCTCTATTTAATTTATCTATATCCATGTCTCTTTTTTTATGCCAGAAGGCGGTTAATAACTGCGTCTTATCTCAACTTTCCACTCCTTAGAAGCGAACTTCTTTTTGAGGTTTTTAATTAAACTCTCTATCTCTTGAAGAGATTCAAAGGCATTAACTACCTCGTACTTTTTGTCTTTTTCAAATCTTGCCATATCTAAAACTAAATTATAATGCAGCACTTTTGTCTTACCAAATAGCACCATCCTCCAAAATTATCCCGCATCTGTCACATACGACAGAATACATAGTAACTTGTTTAATCATTGCTCACCTCCTTTCCATTCATCGGTAGTACCCACGAGGAGCTTAGTCTGGTCGTTATAAGGAAGGATAATTAAGTTAACCAAATCTTCATCTATAGACATACCCATTGGAATAGCACCATACTCATCAACATAAGAAACGAAACTTGCTCGCCATATAGAGCCTTCACAATTCCGTATCTTCCAAATACATCTGTCGAATGGCTTAAACTCGCACTTTGGCTTCAAATCAACAATCTGTTTCTTCACAGCATCCCAAGCTTTGCCTTTCTTTGCAAGAGCATCAAAGAGTTGTTTCTGCTCTTCTTCTGTAGATGGACGAGCTGTACAGAAGTATTTTTGACAATAACTATCATCATTAACAATAGCTATGTTTCCATCGAGGTAAGCATGACAGTAATACTTTTCGACATCTTTTGCCCTGAAGATAAAGATAAGATTATTTCCAATTTGAGGCGTAATGGTAATAATATCCCCATCCTTGAACTCAGGCTGTTTTTCAATCTCCAAAGTCTCAAGGTTAAGCTTACCACCTAATCTTTCCTCGATGTTTTTGATATAGGACTGAGCAATACACCGTTCTGGAATATGAAAATATTTTGTTAATAGTCCTTTATCTTCACCTCTATACGTTTCATAGTCACTATAAGGGTCTTGTTCTAAACAATACTTACCTTCAAAGTAACTATACGTATCATCTGTAAATTTATCAAATATAATTTTTTTAGCACAACCAACTAATATATCTCCTTTCTTCCAGGCGAACTTAGACCAATCTCGCATTTCCTTTGATGGGAAAACGACACATTCTCCATCATCATACAATTTGCCATTTTTATCAAGATGCCCTTCTCCACCATTCATAAAACCAAACTTTGAATTATAGAAGGATATTTTGAAACTTTTATCATCTGCTTCTTCTAACTTGCATTTACCACAAGCGGAAGAATATAACTTCGTACCCTTTGGCTTATCTTTCAATATATCTGCTATGTTGATTTTTGTTTCCATAATCCATTTTTAAATTAAGTTGAGTTTTAATTCTGATAATTCTGTAAGGGCATCGTCAAGAGCATCATGAGCATTTCCATTCTCTATGGTCTTCCACTCTTTTATGAACTCCTTTGCAGTTCTAATATCTCTTGGTTGCCAGAACTCCCATGGAGTATTCATATCAAAGTATTCACATAAATCTTTAATACAGAATAGATCCATCGAACCTTTAGTCCATATTGTAGTTTCTTCTGTATTATATCTATCAAAGATTTGATATAACTTATCTACTAAATATTTGTAGCTATGAACAATATGAGTAGGCTTTTTACTTATTGGAGTGTTCTTTTGCTCCATCCACCAGAGTAAAGTTTCTCCAGTAAATGTTCTATCACAAGTGTTCCAAGCATCAGGTGTTACCTGTATCAGATATGAGTCTAATACATCGAAATTTTCGTCTGCTATAACTATTCCTATCTGAGTAACAGCAGCATCATTTCTTCTACCTAACGTTTCTATGTCTATTACAATATACTTTGCTGTTTTCATAATCTTATCAACTTGATTTGTGAAGATTGAACCATACCTTGTTGCTCTGCTTGCTTTTGTAAACATTACCTTCAAGGTCAAAGAAAACTCGTTTCTTTTGATTGAACTTCTTTGTCATTGGCTGACTATTCATGAAAGTCGTTACATCATACTCAACCAGCATAGAGCCACGCTCGTTATTCGTTGGTGGATAACCTGATTCACGTATAGAACGTACCTCAAATTCTTTGTTCCCAATTTCAAAATTTACTATTACCATGACCTTACTAATTATATGTGATAATAACTACTCGATACTCGTGCTCGCCAATCAAAACAACCTGTTGCGTCTGGTTTTAAGAAACGCTCTCCAACTTCTTTAACGCGGCTCTGTGCTTCTTCGCAAGGTTGACGCAGTGTAGTTTCTGAGCTAACTTAATTTGCTCGACAATACCATTTCGGGCTACTCGATATTGCTTTTCTGACATCATAGGTTATTTCTTTTAAAGTTTAACTTGTTGATAAATACCGTAGTCCTGGGTCATTTAACTTTCGGTACTTTTGTGCTATTAACGTTTACACATACGGCTGTATTTATCGACGTTCCAGCTCTGTCTAACCGCTGTTTGGGTTGTCGGTCTCCCGGATGTTTAAGGCTCCTATCTTGCCACCATGATAAGGTTTATGGACGACCGATTTTAAAGTGTTAACTCACCGATTTCCATTTTCAATCACTTTTATTAATGTCGGGTGGTTCAAAAGGAACTTCTAACCAAAATATTCTGTACCGACAATCTTTTATATTTAGCAGAATCTGTAATTTATGTAAGCAGATTCTGAACCGAATATTCGTTCCGTCTCATTCATTCCTGAATCTCTTATCTCGTCAATGACGACACTTCTGCAGGGCGCACATTCCTTCATGATTAACTTACTTATATTTTCAAATCTATAAGAAAGGTCGTTCTGATCGTAATCGTAAACATTGACCTTTTCGCAATAATATTCATTGTTCTTTACACCTACGACTATCTCTATAATCTTTGTTGCCATTTCGTATTTGTAAATAAAGCTATAAGCATTCTCCTCAATGGCCATTTCGAATGCGCCTTTAGCTAT